TGGGTCAAGAAAACAGAGCGAAGAAACAATGAACATAATTATATGGGCATTGGTATTGACTGTGTGTACACCCAACGGTCAATGTTTTAATCAAACGGTGCAGTGGTTTGATAAAGAAAATGAGTGCCTTCGTTACAAACAAATATATGAAGACATTCCAAAGGATGGTTCGTGGGCATCTGTTGAGTATAAGTGCGGTATTGTAGGAGCTATGCAAATATAATGTCTATGTTCAAAATGGAAAATACTGAAGGATTTCCCGGCACAAAATATAAGGTAGAAACCTACACAGAGGATGCTATACAAACTGCAATAAAAAACTATGTACTTAGCTGGGATTACGACACTCTTGTGGATTATGCTATGCAGGGTATGTATAAAAAGTACATGGATAGAAAGCAATCTAGGATTCATATAGATACGCTTATGGCAGAGTTTGGAGACAAACAGTGAAGTACAATACATCACACTTCTTGGATAAGCTTATTAAACACGAGGGTATGGTTCTAACTGTGTACCAAGATACGCTTGGCATAGACACTATAGGTATAGGTCGTAACCTAAAAGACAGAGGTATCAGCAAAGAAGAGTTAGACTACATGGACATACCAAACATGGATGTTATCTATGAACATGGTATTACAGAGGCTGATGCACGATACTTAGCTTTGAACGATATCAAGATTGTAGAGAACGAGTTGTGCAAAGTTCATAAGTGCGTAGAAGATTTAGATGCGGTTCGCCAACTCATACTTATGGACATGGCCTTTAATATGGGAGTCCCCCGGCTCTGTAAGTTTAAAAAAATGTGGTCTGCAATAGAGGAGCAAAAGTTCGATATTGCAAGCATGGAAATGATGGACTCCCGTTGGGCACGACAAGTAGGGCGACGGGCAGTCATACTTTCAGATGCTATGAAATCAGGAGAGTTTTAATGGCAAAGCGAATGAAGTGTGGCGGTAAAGAATATCGAGTTAGTGATGATGCAAAATGCATAGATGGCAAGGTTACTGGGTCAGTAAAAACATATATAGGAAAATACGAAACCATAGCTGAAAAGACAGGATTCGGTGCCAAGGGGCGTAAAGCTGCAGGTAGTGCCGAAAAAAGTTACGCTGAAAAAGGTATGGAGATAGTGCGGACTCTTGGGGGATTGTTTAATGCCTCTGACTAAGAAGGGTGAAAAGATAATGAAATCCATGAAACGAACTTACGGGGGCAAAAAAGGTGAGCAAGTATTCTACGCAACAGCCAACTCTGGAAAAATTAAAGATGTGGAGAAAAAAGAAGAACTCAAGAAAGGTGGCCGGGTTAGAAAAGCTAGCAAATCGTCGAAGCCTAAAGCGAAGAGCAAGAGTAGAGTTAATGAAGCTGGCAACTACACTAAGCCCTCAATGAGAAAGCGTTTGTTTAATCGAATTAAAGCAGGCGGAAAGGGTGGCAGACCGGGTCAATGGAGTGCAAGAAAAGCTCAAATGCTTGCGTCAGCTTATAAAAAAGCAGGGGGCGGGTATCGTAACTAAGTCGGATGGCAAAAAGTAAAAAAGACCCAAAAGTAGGAACAGGTAAAAAACCTAAAGGTTCAGGTCGTAGACTATATACAGATGAAAATCCTAAAGACACTGTTCGAATAAAGTTTGCAACTCCTGCTGATGCCAGAGCTACAGTTGCAAAAGTAAAAAAGATAAACAAACCTTTTGCTAGAAAAATACAAATACTAACTGTAGGCGAACAACGGGCAAAAGTCATGGGTAAGACTGCCGTTGTTAAAATATTTAAACAAGGAAAAGAGGCGTTACGAAAATCTAAAAGGGGGTAGTTTATGCTTGCTGAAACTCTTGCAGGTATCGCGCTTGTAAAAAGCGCAGTCGATGGTATTAAATCTGCAATTGGTACAGCGAAAGACGTTGGAGAGATTGCGGGGCATATAGACAATCTTTTAACTGGCGAAAAGCAGGTGCAAGAACAGCGGTCACGTAAGTCCGGTGTTAGTTTAGGTGACCAGTTTGGTATCAAGTCTGTTGCACAAGAAGTGATAGACGCACGACTTGCACAAGAAAGCCTGAACGAAATGCGTACACTTGTGGATTTACGTTTTGGTCCCGGTACGTGGCAAAGCATAGTAGATGAACGGGCACGACGCATACAACAAGCAAAAGAAGCAGCACGAGCAGCAAGAATAAAGGCAAGACGCGAACAAGAAGAATTTATAGAGGGTTTAAAACAGTCAGCCTTAGTTAGTTTAGTTATAGCTATAGCAGCAGGCTTATTCTTTGCGTTCCTTGTGTTTCTTCCGAAATAACTTGACTAAATTACATTTATAATCTATAATAGGTTCGAAGGGAACTATTATGAAAAAACTTGCAATAGATGCATTGAGGCACAGATATGAAGCTCAGAAAAAAAGTGCAGAGTACGTTATCACTAATTATTTCAACAATCCGGCAGCGATTGGGGAGCATCCCGATTTGCTTGCAGAAATTGACAAAGCTCTTGCGGATTGGGACGAAGCGCAAGGCAAGCTTGAAGCATTGGAAGCGCACGAAGATGACAGGTATTCGTCGATGCTTTATTAAGTATCTTGGTTGGGGTTTACTTTACTGTGGTAAGCCCTTTTCTAAAATAGGTAACTGGTTTTGGAAAAAACATAGGGACGTATTAAATTGGAACGAAGATGGCTCTTAAAAAATCACAACGTAGTTTAAAAGCGTGGACAAAACAGAAGTGGAGGACCAAAAGTGGAAAGCCATCCACCCAAGGACCAAAAGCCACGGGCGAACGCTATCTTCCGGCATCAGCTATTAAAGCCCTCTCATCAAAGGAATATGCGGCCACCACCCGTGCTAAGCGCAAAGCAACTAAAGCAGGTAAACAAGTCTCAAGACAACCAAAAAAGATTGCTAAAAAAGTACGTCGTCATAGAAGAGTAAGTTAACCATGACATTTCTTGAACTTATAAATGCTGTTCTCCGTGAGGTAAACGAAGTAGAGCTTACGACGATAGGGTCTAGTAGAGGCATACAAACTTCTGTAAAAGACTTTATAAATAAGTCACAGAGAGATATTATAAACTCTGAAGTAGAGTGGCCTTTTACTATTGTATCTGCTTCTTTTACAACTACGGCAAGCACAGCAGAATATACACCCCCTGCAAATGTTAAAACAATAGACTTCGATACCTTTACTGTTCAAGAATCAACAACAACGGCAGAAAAAAGTTTAGATTTCTTATCTTTTAATGAATACATAGAACACTATAACGAAGTAGACACTAACCCTACGGGAGACAGTGAAGGGCTACCTCGTTTTGTATATTTTACACCTGATGAAAAAATAGGACTATCTCCTGTTCCCGACGTTTCCACATATACAGTTAGATACTACTATTATTCTACGCACACAGATATGGCTGCAGCGACAGATACTCCAACCATACCTGAACGCTTCCATGACGTAATCGTAAATCGTGCGCGTTACTACACTCACATGCTTCGTTCTGATACACAATTTTCACAACTTGCATTGCGAGATTACGAACAGGGTTTAAACCGTATGCGTGTCGAACTTATCAATCGTAAGGATTACATGAGAGCTGTATAATGCCAGATACTTCCCTACAAAGTCCTTATGTTGTTCGTTTAGGTGGGGGTTTGGTTCTTGATAAAGATACCTTTTCACAGCCGCCGGGTTCTGCAGTACAATTAAAAAATTTTGAACCGGATATCAATGGCGGCTATCGACGCATCAACGGGTTCGATGAGTTTGATGCGAATCAGATAGGTGGCTCGTCAGGCACGGTGTTGGGTGTTCACATCTACAAAGACCAAGTCATTGCTGCAAAAGGAACATCTGTATTTAAAAGCACAGGCAGTGGATACACTAGCATTGACAGTGGACGAACCAGTGCAGGACGATACAACTTTGTAAATTTTAACTTTGATGGCACCGATAAAATGATTATGGTTGATGGTGCCAATCTTGCATCCGTATTTAACAATACATCTGTATCTGATGTGAGTGCATCTGGTAGACCTGCAGACCCAAAGTTTGTAGAGATATTTAGAAGTCATGCATTTTACGCAGGTATGTCTGCAAGCCCTCAAGAACTTATATTCAGTGTACCATTTGATGAAGATGATTTTACAGGGGGCAGTGGTGCAGGTTCTATAAAGGTAGATGGTGTTATCGTAGGTATCAAAGTCTTCCGTGAAAACTTGTTTGTTTTTTGTGAAGATTCTATATTTAAAATAACAGGGTCTAGCTTGTCTGACTTTACAGTGGTTCCGGTCACCAGAAAGATTGGTTGTGTAGACGGCTTTAGTATACAGGAAATATCTGGTGACATCGTGTACCTTGCTCCTGATGGTTTGCGAACAATTGCTGGTACTGAAAGAATCGGAGACGTGGAACTGGGCACCATATCTAAACAGATACAGCCTCGCCTAGATAATGTCACAACCGATAGAATATCTTCTCTTGTAATTCGAAGCAAAAGTCAGTATCGCTTATTTTTTCCGGGAGACTCTCAAGCAGAAGCTGCTGCTGCAGGAATTATCGGTGTAATCAAAGCTGGAGTCGAAGGGGGAGTAGGCTGGGAGTATGCAGATATCGTAGGTATAAAACCCGCATGTTGTGCTTCAGGATTTATTAATGGTGTTGAAACTGTAGTTCATGGGGGATACGACGGATACGTTTACAAGCAAGAAACTGGTAAGAAATTTAACAACACAAACATAACAGCTTTATACGAGTCCCCAGCATACACCATGGGTGATGTCGGCATCAGAAAGATGATGCAAAGAATAATCTGGAACTACAATAATGAAGGCCCGGTGGATTCAGATTTTCGCATCAGATATGATTTTGGTTCTACAAATATACCACAACCTGCAGCATACCCTCTTAATATCGGCGGTTCATCTGCTATTTATGGAACAAACACATACGGCACAGCGGTGTACGGCTCATCAGGTGAACCAATTGTAAGACAGAGTATAGAAGGTAGCGGGTTTACAGTTTCGGTTCGATTAGATGATTCAGACGGAGCTGACCCAATTTCAATAAAAGGATACCAACTGGAATTTACACCGGGTGGAAGGAGATAAAAAATGGCAGGTTATACCCGTCAATCAACATTTACAGATGGTGACGTTATTACCGCTGCTCACTCCAACGATGAGTTTAATCAAGTATTAGCGGTATTTAATAATTCATCAGGTCATAAGCACGACGGCACGGCGGCAGAAGGTCCGGTCATTGGTTTGATTGGTGACCCCGGTGTTACCACGCCTTTGAACAAAGTTGTAATTGATAATCCAAATAATCAAATAGAATTTTCAGTAGATGTATCAAGCTCCTCTGTAGAACAGCTTGTTATAAAAGACGGTGTAATCGAACCTTCAACCACCAACGATATAGACTTAGGTTCGTCTAGCAAGCAGTTCAAAGACTTGCATTTAGATGGTACAGCTAACGTAGACGGGCTGGCTTTACCTACTACAACAATAACAGACATCCTTGACGAAGACAATATGGCTTCGGACAGTGCAACGGCCCTTGCCACCCAGCAATCCATCAAAGCGTATGTTGATACACAACTTACTGCTGAAGACTTAGATTTCCAAGCAGACAGTGGGGGTGCACTTAGTATCGACTTAGATAGCGAAACTCTTACTTTCACAGGTGGCACAGGTATTGACACAAGCGGTTCAGGTAACGCTGTAACTTTTGCAATAGATAGCACTGTGGCTACCCTAACAGGTTCGCAAAGTCTTACAAACAAAACGATAGATGCAGACAATAACACTCTGTCTAATATTGAGGTAGACAATCTTAAATCTGGTGTTTTGGATACAGACCTATCTAGCGTTGCTGGAACAGACACTACACTTGCTTCTGCAAAAGCTATCAAGGCATACGTGGATGCACAGATACAAACCGAAGATACCCTCGTAGAACTAAATGATACTGACATATCATCTGAGGCAGCGGGTCACATACTCATACACGATGGCAGCGACAGCTTCGATAACAAGCCTATCTCTGGAGACATTACTCTTGCAGCTAGTGGTGCTGTAACTATTGCTAACGGTGCCGTCGAGACTGCGATGGTCAACGCTAACGTCATCACAGGTCAAACCGCAGAAACATCCGTAGACGCATCCAACGACTTAGTTTTAGTGTATGACAACGATGCAACGGCACTACGCAAAATGACCGTTGGTAATCTTGTAGCGGGTGTTAGCGGCGGCATTAGCGATGTAGTTTCTGATACAACCCCACAGCTTGGCGGTGACCTTGATGTAAACGGTAACGATATTGTTTCCGTATCTAATGGTAATATTAACATATTACCGAACGGTGCTGGTAAAGTAAATATAGATGGTAATGGTTCATCAGGCGGTGTAACAATTACGGACGGTCTTGTTGATATTCGCACAGGCACAGGCTCACGTTCACAAGTAAAGTTTTACTGTGAATCTAGTAACGCCCATGCACAGACTGTTCAACCACAACCTCACTCTGCTGGTGTAACAAACACACTTACATTACCTGCAGGTGGTGACCAAGAAATTGTTGGTGCATCAGCCACTCAAACTCTTACTAACAAGTCAATTGATGCCAGTCAACTTACAGGCACAGTTGCTAACGCACGGCTTGATGCAGAATTACAAGCACTGGCAGGACTTACTTCTGCAGCAGACAAAGGTATTCAGTTTACGGGTTCGGGAACTGCAGCAGTATACGACTTGACAGCGGCAGGTAAAGCACTCCTTGACGATGCTGACGCGTCTGCTCAACGAACCACATTGGGTTTAGGAACAGCAGCAACATCTGCTGCAACTGCTTTTGAGGCAGCAGGACAGGCAGTGGCACTAGCTATAGCACTGGGATAATTCTTGACAATTAATTAAAAATACTATATAATGTATCCGAAGAGGGATAATCATGGCAAACGCATTCAAACTAAAAACTTTTACTGGTGGTAGCACAGGTGCCAACACGGATATGACCATTTACACGGGTAAATCGGGCACCGAAACTACAATCATTGGCATGTCTATCGCTAACATCACTACATCACAAGTAACTGTAGATGTCAAGATTGAAAGTAACACATCAGATACAGAAACAAACACAAACGTGTTCTTAATCAAGGATGCGCCCATTCCTGTGGGCGGTACACTGGTTCCTGTCGGGGGTGACCAAAAGGTTGTGCTACTTAACACAGATGTATTGAAAGTACAGTCTGATACTGCAAACAGCGTGGATACAACACTGAGCATTTTGGAGATAACCTAATGCCTTATCTTGGTAACGTACCAGCAACAAACTTTAGCACAGTAGCCTATCAAGATTTAACGGGGGGCAGTGGCACCAGCTTTACACTGAACCATCCTGCTGGTACTGCACAGGATATAGAAGTGTTCGTAAATAATGTTCGTCAAGAGCCGGGTGTAGCCTATACTGTCGCTGGCACTGCTTTAACTATGACAGGCAGTATTGCATCAACAGATGATTTTTATATTGTGTTTCAAGGAAAAGCACTTCAAACTGTAACTCCCGGTGCTAATACGGTTACTGCTGCTATGTTGCAGAGCAGTGCAGTCACTAACGCCAAAATTGACACAATGGCAGCATCTAAGTTAACTGGCGCACTGCCAGCCATTGATGGTTCTGCACTGACTAATATTTCTGCTGGCAAGGTTTTGAACGTCGTGCATACTCTTTATGATACCGAAGAGAGTATAGCTGGAGTGGCTAACACTGTTAAAGCCACTGGTTTAATTGGAACTATTACACCTACATCCGCTACAAGTAATATTTTAATTATGTACGGCATAACTATGGGTACTAGTGCTACCGGGGCTGCGATGACTGGTCAGCATCACACTGTATACCATGATATAGGTCAAACAGGAAGTTATACCGCTTTGACTAGTAGATATTTTGGTTCACGGTCTGGCGGGAATGGTCAATATATGATGCTTACTGCAGGTGGACATCTGTTACATGACCATAATACAACGAGTGCAATAAACTATAACGTGCAGTTTCATTATACATCTAATTGGGATAAAACCATGTATGTTAATAGAGGCGGTTCAGGCAGTCCTACGGATGCGATTGATGGACAAAGTTACATAACATTAATGGAGATAGAATGATGAAACATGATGCGATAATTGCACTTAACTCATCTATCTCAAGAGTAATTACTAAAAGAGAAACAGGACAAACTATTGCTTACGATGATAATGGTAATGAGGTAGCTTGGGATGCAGATGCAGTTGCAAAAAAGGAAGCAGAGTTAATAGCTGCCTTTAAACTTCAAAATTTAAGAGATGAACGTAATCTTTTAATTGCTGAGACTGATTGGTGGGACATGTCAGATACTCCTGATATGACTGATGCACAGAAAAAATATCGACAAGACTTGCGTGATATAACCAAAACATATTCATCATTAGATGATGTGAAATGGCCTACAAAGCCGGAGTAAGATATGGCACTTTCAAAGATAGACACCGCCGGACTTGCGGCTGATGCTGTAGATAATACTATTCTTGATTTGGCAGGTAACTACGCATTTACTGGCACTGTTACAGGTGCTGGTGCGGCTGGTTACACCAAAACAGCACAAACAACAACCAACGGAGCGGCAACATATACTATTTCAGGTATAGCCTCTGGCACTTCTGAATTAATTTTATTTGGCAATCAAGTAGACAGAGGCACTAGCACAAGCAGTGATACGGTTAGGTGATTCAGGTGGTTTGGAAGATACGGGGTACAATCATAGTGTAGCATACTCTTACGATAACAGTTTTTATATAAACACTACTGCGGACAGAACTGGATTAGATTTTCAATTGTACGATAGCGTGTGTAATTTTACATGCCATTGTTGGAATATAACAGGAAATAAATGGATAATGCGTGTTCATATGACCACACACTCTGGCTCAAAATATTGGTTAGCGACTCTTTGTGAAAAGGAGTTAAGTGGCACACTTGATAGAATAGGAATAGTTGACAAGAACGGGACAAATTTTGCGGGTGGGACTATTCAACTCTGGTACAAATAGAGGCAGTTATGGCGATAGAAAAAATATATGACATACAAACTGGTAAGGTTTCTGAAGTCACCTATACAGCTTCTAAAGTATCAGACGAAGACCTTTTACAACAGCTTCGCGAAGTCAGAAATGCAAAGCTCAGCGAAACAGACTGGTGGGCATCTACTGACTTGACTTTAACAGATGCACAAAAAAAATATCGTCAAGATTTGCGTGATATAACGAAAACTGCAACATCGCTTGAAGATGTTAAGTGGCCGTCTAAGCCAGAGGGATAAACTATGCCATATATAGGTAAATCTCCAGAGTTCGGTGTAAGGCAAAGGTATTATTACACACAGGCCAGCGGGGGCGGCACATCTGTTTCTGGCACAGATGACAATGGAATCACGTTAAAATTTACTGACGGCAATTTTGTTGATGTTTTTCTTAATGGTGTGTTGCTTGTGGATGGAACGGATTATGGGACAAGCACCGCCAACACAATCAGTAATTTGTCAGCGTTATCAAGCGGCGATGTTATTGAGGTATTAGTCTATGACGTTTTCAATATTGCCAAAAATCAGGCAGAGGTAACACGCACCAGATATTACAAAACTGCATCAGGTGGCGAGACGTCGATCAGTGGAAATGATGATAGTGGTGTAGCAATTCAGTTTGAGGCTGGCGCACAGTTGGATGTGAGTCTTAATGGTGTGTCGCTTGTTGCGGGGTCAGATTACAACACAAGCACAGCAAACACGATTGGTGGTCTTACAGCCCTTACCGCTGGCAATGTGATTGAGATAGTAAAGTACGAAAAGTTTGTTGTTAGTGATACGGTTAGCAAAGCCGCTGGCGGCACGTTTGGCGGAGCGATAACCGCCACATCATTCAGCGGTGATGGGTCTGCACTTACAAACTTACCTGCGAGTGGCAAGCTATTACAGTTCGCATCTGATCAAAGCGCAAACACAAGCAATTCTGCAACAATACCACAGGATAATACAACGCCGACTGTTACTGAAGGCACTGAAGTATTTTCTCTTGCGTTTACACCGACAGCGGCAACAAGCACTTTGCTTATACAGGCATCGTTTCAACTCTCCACTAATTCAAACAATTTATATTTAATGTGGACATTGTTCGAAGATTCAACTTGCATTGGTGCTTGGTCAGCCTACAACAATGCATCAAATAATGGCTACGTCGCTTCATTTAATGTCCCAAGGTCAGCATCATCGACCTCTGCTAGAACCTATAGTGTGCGAGCTGGATGCTCTTCTGGAACAGGCGGCACTGTATATATAGGTGATGTTTATAGCAACAATTATGGCGGGATCAATGCCAACTACATGACTATTCAGGAAATCGGAGCATAAGCCATGCAACATGAGGCGATAAGAGCGTTACATGATACTGTTACTTTGATTAAAGGTTATGGATCAGAGGCAGTTGCTATGGATAAAGATGGCAACATAGTCTCTTGGGATGCTTCAGCCGTCGCAAAAAAACAGACGGAGCTTGAAGAAGCGGATAATTTGAATCGTTTGCGAGAGGCACGCAACACACTGTTATCCGAAACAGATTGGTGGGATGCTTCAGATACTGCTGATATGACGGACGAACAGAAAAAGTATAGACAGGATTTGCGTGATATTACTAAAACATATTCATCATTAGATGATGTGAAATGGCCTACAAAGCCGTCGGGGTAAGATATGACACAGGCGAGAACATTAGCTGATATAGGCGGAACTGGCGGAAGCAATATCAAAGAACAGCTTGTCATGCTTTGCGATGGTAATAATTACACCGTTGGTAGCGGCACATATACATCTACAAACGTCACGGCTCAACAAACAATGACTACTTCAAGCACAGATATTACAGGGTCATCTATATCTTATACTGCACCAAGCGGCACAACTATGGTTATATATGAGTTTGTTTTTTCTTATAGTTTCGACGATTCAAATACAATTACTCACATGAGGTCATTTGTTGATAGCGATGAAGTTACGAGTCAGCGACAAACTATTCAAACCTATAGTGCAATGAATGAAGAGTATCGTCATACTTTTTTGATACCTATCGGTGGTAGCGCGGATACAGCCACTGGTAGGCAAGCGAGTTGGAGTGGGGCTAAAACTCTTAAAATACAAGGTAGGTCTTATAGCGCTAGTTATGAGGCTAAATTTCATGGAACAAGAAACTGGGATGGTGAGACTGATTCTAGTACATCTCTTGCCATATTAAGAAAGCCTCAACTTATTATAACGTCACTTGGATAATGTAATGACATATTTTGCATGGCGCACAAAGCCAGAGGGGTAAAACATGAGCGGATTAACCATAACAACAGCCCCACAAAATGAGCCGTTGGATGCGGCTGAAACCATATCATATTTGCGGGTCGACTCTGGCGTTGATACGACACTCATTAACAATCTTATCAAAGCGGCGCGATTCTGGGCAGAAGATTACACTAATAGAACACTGCTCACTACTGTTTTTACTTTGTCACTAGACGCCATAGGCGAGGTCGACACGCCGTTGAAAGAGGGCTTTCACACTGGGTATTCTGATACGCCAAGGGTGAACTATATTGAGTTGCCGCGTTCACCAGTGCAGTCTGTGACCAGCATAAAATCATTTTCTGATGATAACACAGCGACGACCTTAGCGGCATCCAATTATTTTGTGGACTCTGTGCGAGTGCCAGCAAGGGTTGTTTTGCGAGATGGCGGCACATGGCCCACTGATTTGAGAAACGCTAACGGCATCGAGGTCTTATACACAGCGGGTTACGGAGATGCGAGATCAACAATACCTGAGCCTATTCGAATCGCAATGTTAGAGTATGTCACACATCTTTACGAACATAGAGGTGATGATGAGGGCAGAGCATTAAATCCACCTGCGCTAATAAAATCTTTGCTACAGCCCTACGTCATTATGCGGTATGGTGTCTCACCGTTTAACGGAGGAGCCTACATTGCCTATCGGTAAAATGCGAGACTCATTGCAGTTGCAAAGTAAAGCCTCCAGCGCAGACGGCGGTGGCGGTTCATCTGGGGCGTTTTCTACGTTTGCCACCACATCTGGTCGGATTGAGGCACAGGGCGGAGCTGAAAGATTTTTCGGCGATCAAAATGAAGCAAGAACAACGCACAAGATAACCATTCGTCATCGCCGTGATCTGACCGTAGCACATCGCATATTGCATTCTTTTACTGTGGACGGAACAACCTACAATCGATTATTCAATATCAAGCGAATAACAAATGTTGGAGAGCGCGATAAATACCTTGAAATTTTGGCGGAGGAGGGCGTTGCGACATAATGGCGAAGGTATCGTTGCGAATTGTTCGTAAGAGCCGCCACAGGGCTGTTTTGAGCGAATACAAAAAGAATGTCACTACTTATCTAGTGAGGGCGGGAAATCTTGTTTTGAATACAGCCAAGACGTCGATACAGTCTGGTAACAAATCAGGCGTCATGAGGCCAAGCGGTACGAGGTCGTCGGCGGCTGGTGAGCCAC